TCTATACTCCAGTTGAATGATATCACCAGGATCAATAGTAACAGAAGTTCCATCATGAAACTGCACTGCTACAGAATCTATATTAAAATTTTTAGCTAAAAGTGGGAAATCTGACATAATTAAGCTCCTGGTTGTTGTGGGGATCTTCTCCCTGCAGGAGATGATAGAGATGCTTGAGCGATGTCAGGAAGTGGTGGAGGTGGTGCTGACATCATAGTTGCAATTTCAGGCATCATACTTACGCTTCTTCTTGGACTTGGTTCTACTGGAGATGTTCGATTAGATGATCTTAAGTTTGATCTTAAATTTTCATTTCTCTGAAAATTTGTTCTGAATTCATTAAAGATTCTAATTGGGTTTATAAGATCAAAGAATTTCATATATTCTTCTTTAGGTGCAGCA